TAATCCTAAGGCATTAGGTGAGGATAATCCTAAAATTGCTCCAAGCAAACCAAAGGTTAATCCTGGTACCAAACCAAATAAACCTATAACTCCGCTTAGACCCGGACCTAAAGTTAATCCTTTCCCTAAAGCAACAACTAAGGGAGATAAAAAATAATTTAGAAATATGAAATTATCTAAGAAAAATTTGTTATCTTTAATTAACGAAAATTTAAAAGAGATGGCAATGGATTTTGACACTCCTGATAGACCAAATCCCGATTTACAATCTAAATTGGCTTCAGGAGATACGCCCTTAAAAAAAATACCTTTTCCTAAAACAGGAAATGAACCAAACCAAAATTTCCAAGAACTTTTGGCTTCTGAGAGATATAGACAAATTGTAAATAATGTTAGACAATATACAAACTATCAAGGTACATTAAATGGTACTGAAATGGGTCCATTATTAACAATGATGTATACTGCACATAACAACATTATAAGACTTGAAAATACACATAAAGAGGCTTTAGAACAATTGGCGATTGAAATTGTAAAAGAAGAAATGGGTATTGGTGATGAAGTTGAGTTTGATGCGAAAATCGTTGGTATGAATCAGATTGATACAAGTGATTTCAATAGAGAACAAGGTCCTGAACAAAATCCAGATGAAGTTGATGTGGAGGATGGTGAAGAAGATGACGAGGAAAATAATCAAGAGCAACCTCAAATTAATCCTGAAAATCAAGAAGTTGAAGAAGAATTATATATCGATTTAAAACAATTAGATTTAGAGAGAGCAAAATTAACTTTAATTAATAGTATTATCCAAGGAGCATCAAAAAGAGGTCATTATATGTACCAACTTGTTGGTGAGAAACTTAGAGAAATTACAGGTTCTGATGAGTTATATAATGACTATGGAGTGATGATGTCGGTTAACGATGCAAACTATTGGCAATTTAGTCCCGCAATGATTAAAGGGGCTTCTGATAGTGTTGCAGGTAAAGTTAAAATGGAATTTCCTGGTGACGATGAGACGGGTGAAGTTGGTGATGAAGGAGGAGAAGAAGGTGGTGGTGAAGAACAAGAAGAACAAAAAGTTAAAATAATTGCAAGAGGAATTAATTTTCCAGTTTTAATACATGAATTAATTAAAGGTGTTTTTGAAATATTAGGTAGTCATGGACAACCGGGAGAATACTCAAATCCACAAGATAGAGCAATGTATCAACAAGCTCAAAAGTTAGAAAGTACATTAGAAAAAGAAATGTGGACATTACTTTTGGGACCTGCAATTTGGGATAGAATTAGAGGACAGTTTCCAGACGAGGTAATTTTGGAAAATGGTAAGCAATTACAGAATTACATGTTAATGCACATCTTCCAACTACCAGCTAAACAGTTCTTAGTTTTAATGAAAGAAGTTGTTAGTAATAGTGAAAACGGAAAACGTTTAATGACAGATTTAATGGCATCAATTCAACAAATGTTTAACCAACAAGATTATGAAGAATCTTTGAATCAATTTAATGATGAATTGGAGACAATGTCAGAAGAGACTGAACCAGATGATTTAAAAGATTTTTTAAAGGGATTTAATATTGATTTATCAAGTGATGATGGTGACGATGATGATTTTGACATTTATAAAGAATTAGGGTTAGACAGACCTAAAGATTAATAGAAAGGGAGTTTAACTCCCTTTTTTTGTATTTATATATATGAATTCCAAAATAGAACAATTAAAAGAGTATGCAAAAATCATAAAGGATGCACCTTATGCATTAAGAACGTATCTAACAACTTATGATAATACTCAAAAAAAATATGTACCGTTAGAATTGTTTCCTGACCAAGTTCAATTGATTCAGGATTATGAAAAATATAATGAGAACATAACAAGAAAATATAGACAGGCGGGTGTTTCTACAGTTACAGCCGCATGGATTTCAAAAAAATTACAGACCGCAAAAGATAATGAACCTGAAAGGGTTTTGATTATTGCAAACAAAAGAGATACTGCCATAGAAATGGCGAATAAAGTTCGTCACTTTTTAGAACAATGGCCTGAATGGATTAACGTAGGATTTTCACCTGATAAAAACTCTGAAAGTAGATTTAGATTAAATAATGGTTGTGAAGTTAAGGCGGTTGCAACATCTGCGGATGCGTTACGTGGTTATACTCCTACCATACTTGTATTTGATGAGGCGGCATATATTGAGGCCGGTGAGGATTTTTGGGCGGCATCAATGGCCTCCCTATCTACGGGTGGTAAGATTATTCTAATCTCTACACCAAATGGTTATGATCCCATTTATTATGGTGTTTACGACCAAGCAATACGTAATATGAATGATTTCCATATTACAGATTTAAGATGGTTTAAAGACCCTCGTTATACCAAGGATTTACATTGGGTTAAGTGTCAAGACATTTGTCATTATATGTTAAACAGAGAACAATACAATGACGATGAAGTGGTTATGTACGATTTCGATATTGAAAAATACGAAGAGTATCACGAACAAGGTTATAAACCTTTTTCTTCTTGGTTTGAGTCTATGTCTAAGAAATTTAAATATGATAGACGTAAGATTGCTCAGGAATTGGAATGTGACTTCTTAGGTTCGGGTGATGGGGTAATTCCTGGTGACATTCAAGAAAACATTGCTAAGAATATGATACGTGTACCTAAAGAAAAATATATGCAGGGTACATTTTGGCATTGGAAAGAACCCGTTCAGGGGCATCGTTACATTATGGGTGTAGATGTTAGTAGAGGTGATAGTGAAGATTTCTCCTCAATTAATATTATCGACTTTGATGAAAGAGAACAGGTTGCGGAATACATTGGAAAAATACCTCCTGACGATTTGGCTGCGGTCGCATATAAATGGGGTATTTTGTATGAGGCATATATTGTTATTGATATTACCGGAGGAATGGGTGTTGCAACGTCAAGAAAATTACAGGAAATGAATTATAAAAACCTTTATATTGATGGTATCAACACTCAAAATATATGGGAATATAATAAAAAAGCCATGGATAAGATACCCGGTATAAATTTCAATAATAAAAGAACTCAAATAGTTGCCGCTTTTGAAGAACAACTAAGAAAGGGATTTTTAGTTAGGTCAAGTAGATTATTAAATGAACTTAATACGTTTGTTTATATAAATGGTAGACCCGACCACATGAAAGGTGCTCATGATGATGCAATTATGAGTATGTCAATGGCATTATATGCTGCTGATATGTGTTTCAATCAATTACAAAAGAACGAAAACGCAAATAAAGCAATGTTGGAATCTTGGACGATGTCAGAAAGGTCGTATGAACCCAATAAATCGTTTTACTCTTACGGTACTGCATTTGATCAAATAGGTTCTATGGGTATTGACAATCAAAATTTATATCACCCGAATAATAATATGAATGTATCAAAGGACGCTTATAGAGAACATATGTGGTTATTTGGTAAGTCAAAATAAGATTCCATTTATCAATAATTTAGTTTATATTATAAAGAAAAGTATTTATATACATGGCAGAACAGAATCTTACCGTCTTTCAGAGATTAACAAAGGTGTTTGGTTATCCAAACCAAGCAAAACAAAAAAATATTGCACCACCTTCGTTTAATTTCAATAAAGATGAAATATTAAAAACGGATAGTAGAGAAGAATATGAAAAGGCGATGTTGCAAGCTCAACAGAGTCAATACATTGCAGATAAATGGACTAAATTAGACCAATCACTTTACAATCAATCTGTTTATTACGAACCAAATAGGTTATCAGCATATTACGATTATGAATCTATGGAGTTCACTCCTGAGATATCTGCGGCGTTAGACATCTATGCTGAAGAATCAACAACTATGTCTGAAAAGGGACAGATATTAACAATATTTTCAGATTCAGACAGAGTTAAAAATATATTAGATGATTTATTCAATAACAAATTAGATGTTAATACTAACTTACAAATGTGGACTAGAGGTCTTTGTAAGTATGGTGATGATTTTGTTTATTTAAAAATAGACCCTGAGAAGGGGGTTGTTGGTTGTCAACAGTTACCAAATATTGAAATTGAAAGAATTGAAGGTGCGGCATCTAAAACACCAAACTCATATACTGATATTAAAGTTCCAACAAGAGAGTTAAGATTTACTTGGAAGAATAAAGATTTAGAATTTCAAGCATGGGAAATTGCACACTTTAGATTATTAGGTGATGATAGAAAACTTCCTTATGGAACTTCTATGTTAGATAAGATTAGAAGAATTTGGAAACAATTACTTCTTGCTGAAGATGCAATGTTAATTTACAGAACATCTAGAGCACCTGAAAGACGTGTATTCAAAGTATTCGTTGGTAACATGGACGACAAGGATATTGAACCTTATGTACAACGTGTTGCTAACAAATTTAAAAGAGATCAAGTTTCGGACCCACGTAACGGTAACGTAGACATGAGATATAATCAAATGGCGGTGGACCAAGATTATTTTATTCCTGTTCGTGATCCAGCACAAAGTAATCCAATTGAAACATTACCGGGAGCACAAAACTTAGGTGAAATTGCAGATATTGAATATATTCAAAAGAAGTTATTAGCGGCATTACGTATCCCAAAGGCATTCTTAGGATTTGAAGAAGTTGTTGGTGAAGGTAAGAGTTTAGCCCTAATGGATATTCGTTTTGCAAGAACAATCAATAGAATTCAAAAATCTATTATTCAAGAATTAAATAAAATTGCATTAGTACATTTATATCTTTTAGGTTTAGAAGATGAGTTAGATAATTTTTCATTATCATTAACCAATCCTTCGGCACAATCTGATTTGTTAAAGATAGAACAGTGGAAAGAAAAGATTACACTTTATAAAGACGCAACATCTGACCAATCACAAGTCGGTATTTTACCAGTATCACATACATGGGCTAAAAAGAATATTCTTG